GCCGGAGTGGCTACGGCAGTTCATCCCGCTCTGGGAAGAAACAAGCCGTACAGAAGGTCACAGGTATGATTACCTCGTGGGCCTTCTGTCCCAAACGAGGGGGTGTGGAACACCTCCTCCTTTGGTCATCCTGCAGGCCAAGATCAAATTCTTGAAAGTCGTGCAGGATCCACCAACTCCACTTTCTGCTACGCAGAAAGGGTTGGTGCAGGCTGCTCTGGATCAGACTCTAAGTGATCTGCCAGACAGCGCTTTCACCGGGCTCTCAACTAAGTCGAGAATCACGGTGGCAACCACCGCCTGTTGGGAGAAAACCCGACAGGAAGGTGGCACGCTCGAGGAAATATCAGAACTGGTATTCCCCGGAGCGCACGGGATGAAGGCTCCTGTAAGGGACCTTCACACCGGAAAGGTAGTTACCCGCATGACTATGTCTGAGGGCACTATCGGCGAGTACGTTTTCTGGCTGAGCCTAGATAAAGTACTTCGCACACCACCGGATGAGCTTAGAAAAGCTTATCTCACGGTGGTGAGAGAGCCGGGTAAGGGAAGATCCGTTACCAAGGCCTCTGCTTGCCTCAAGATCGTACTTGATCTTGTTAGCAAGATCTCGGCTGTACCTCTAGAGCGAGGTATACCGAGTTCCCACTCGGGGATGGGCAAAGCCCACCACGGGTGGAACTTCTTCCTTGAACTGATGTCAGTTCAAAGGAAAGAAGAACTCTTCTCCGTCGCAGAGCGCGACGAGAGAGAGTTCGCGGACCACATCGAGAGACTCGATGTGTACGCGGACCTTTTCGTGTCCAGTACGGACTACGAAACGGCCACCGATTATCTTAACCACGATGTGGCTAGGATGCTCGGGGATGGGTGGATGCGACGATGTGGCATTCCACCCCTCCTCCGTTCGATAGTGTTGGCTACATGTTACCAACCTCGAACGGTGTTCTTCAAAGGTACAGGGCCACTGGCCCAGTTTGGAGAACCTGAACCGGGCGCAGGAGAATCCGTGCGCTCGGTCCAGCTTGTTCGAGGAGTCCTCATGGGGGACCCCTTGACCAAGATTGTCCTGCATCTCGTTAATATCGTGACCAGGACCATCGGGCAAAACTTGTTGAACA